AGATATTGTCGCCAAGAATATACAGTATCTGGTGGTGCAGGCGGTGTTGGTGGTGACGGTGGACCAGGAAGAGGATATAATAATTTTTCAGGTTCTTTATCAGGCGCTGCAGGCGCTGCTGGGGTCGCTGGAAATGGTTGTGGTTCTACAAGTGGTAGTAATGGCGAAAGTGGTGCTAGCGGCGGAGAATGGGGCACTAACGGTGGAGATACAACAAATACAGGAGTTGGGGGATCTGCTGGAAGAGCAATTACGGGTTCAAACTATTCTGTAACAGGCACCATTAACTCCAGCACAGTGAAAGGTGCTTATAACCCCTGATAAATATTTTTAACTGAAAATATTAAAATGTCTGACGAAAAACAGTATCCTTCTCTTGGGCAACAAGCAAAAAATCTTGCTAATTTTTCTTGGGAACTTGTAAAGTATATCCACGAAAATCATAATAATGTGTTATTTGTATCTGATGATGTTTATAAGCAAAGAACTCAGATTTGCAAGTCTTGTGAAAGATTTGATGATATGGAAAATAAATGTATGGAGTGTGGTTGCTACATTCCTGCAAAAGCAAGAGTTATTCTTGATTCTTGTCCATTGAATAAATGGGGTGCTGATGAAAATGCTTGGCAAGAAAAGTTTGAAAAAATAACTGACGAACTTGACAAGAAGCAAGAAAATCAGTAGAATATCTTTGCTAAGGTTGGACACAAGGTTTTAGGACACTTTAAGAACCGTCCACTGGGTCGCACCAGGGGCGGTTTTCTGCTATAATAGTCCTATACGCAATGAGGTCAGTGATTCAACTCCGTCCCCACCAGCAACGTGCTCTGGATGCCTTGCTGCAGTATCGTAAGGGTCAGGTAATTATGCCGACTGGTTCTGGCAAGACCAATGTTGCCATCTTTGATGCTCTGCGTGAGTTTCAGTCTGATGCTCCTAAGACCATTGTAGTAGTTGCTCCTCGTATTCTGCTTGCTGAGCAACTGTCTTCTGAATTTCTTGAGTTTATCACGACTGCTGCTGTTCTGCACGTCCATAGTGGTGAAACTCATCATCAAAGCACGACCAAACCCTCTGAGATTTACAACTGGTCCCGTCGTGCCTACAAGCATCAACTGATCTTCACTACTTATAATTCTCTTCAGCGTCTTCAGCAGGCAGATATTCACGTTGATACCATCTACTTTGATGAGGCACACAACAGTGTTCAGCGTCACTTTTTCCCTGCTACGGAGCACTTCGCTGCTAATGCTGACCGCTGCTATTTCTTCACTGCTACTCCTAAGCATTCTGCTACGATTTCCAAACCTGGTATGAATGACGCTGCCGTTTATGGCAACGTGATCTGCAATGTACCTGCTCCTGAACTGGTTGAGGGTGGTTTCATCGTTCCTCCTAAGGTTGTGGTTCAGCAGTTTGAGATGCTTTCTAAAGGTCAGATTGTTGCTGATGTTGACTGTGAGAATCTGATTCAGACGATTGATGCTCAGGAGGTGGGCAAGGTTCTGATCTGCTCTAAGGCAACCAAGCAGATTGTTTCTCTGGTTTCTCAGACTGACTTCTGCACTCAACTGGAGGATCGTGGTTTCTCTTGGATGTATATCACGTCTAAGACTGGTGCTGTGATTGATGGTCAGAAGGTCAACCGTGAGGTGTTCTTCGATACTCTGAGTGCTTGGGGTAAGGATGACTCTAAGAAGTTCGTGGTTCTGCACCACAGCATCCTGAGCGAGGGTATCAACGTGTCTGGTCTGGAGGCAGTGCTGTTTATGCGGTCTATGGACTACATTGGCATTTCTCAGACCATCGGACGGGTGATCCGCCTGCACAAGGACGACGCAGAGGGTCTCAGCAGCGGCAGGATCGCCCCTGGCGCCCTTGTAGACTACACCAAGTCGTTTGGGTTGGTCTGCATCCCTGTCTACTCTTCTGTGGGCATCAGCACCGCTAAGAAGGTGCAAGCGGTGGTAGACACCGTGTTTAATCAGGGTCAACCTGCAATCTCTGTCGTTAAGCGTTAATTTCAATGAAGTACAAAGTTCAACTCTATGTCGGCGGTCAAACTTGGTGGTTTGAGTGCTATGCTAACAGTATTCAAGAGGCAAAACAAGTTGCTTCTGCTCAACATCCAAATGCTAAAATTATTGGTGCAACTGCCACTTTTCTATGAACACTCAAAACGAAGGTATTCTGAATCCTAAACCAGGAGATCCCAATGGTTATGTGACTAAGGATGGTATGTGGGCAGCAGTTCCTTGGGGTAAGAAGTTTGTTATTCTTCACAATGGACAACAGGTTCATACTGCTAATAACTATACAACTGCTAAGTCTTACATTTTGAAACAAGTTAAGGCATCTAAAAAGAAAACCTCAACTGTTGAACAGTTTTTCAGTTAAATAGTACAACTACGTTACACATTATGGAAGAAACTCCTGAAGTCAAATGGAATCGTGGTCTTGATCTGTTTATTGAGAGTGTTCATAAACCAGACCACGAACTTCGTCAATGTGCTCACAATCAGAAATGCTATCACGAATTGATGGCAGTGCGTGAGCACGTGTTAGACTATCTAAAAACAATCAGACGATGACTTATTACGCTTGGTTTATCGTATTTGCAGTAGTGGCATATTTCATCGCAACGGATGAAAGTGTCGCTGCTGCTTTTTATTATGTTACAAGGATTATTAAAAACAAGTATTTAATTTTTCAATGGTGGTTGATTCATAATCCTGCAACACCTTGGGCAAAATATTCAATGTGGAGACGCTCAAATAAACTTGCAAAAGAACTAATGAAAGAGTTAGAATCAAGAAATAAATAACACTATATCTGGTAATTCTTATGCTCTCTACGCAGTATCGGTTGAGACTGGAAGCAATCTGTGAGAAGATTGTTCTTCACGAAGAGGTAAGTTTATCCGACATCATATGGGCAGAGAAGTTGGCAAAAGCAAATCGGTCTGCTGGGACTATGCTCCGTCAGGCAAGACGTAAAGCAGAAAATCCCAATATGGATGAGATGGATGATTTTCTAAACTCAATGGACATTGGTGGTTTAGGACACGAAAGATTTGGTAGAAGAGGATTTGATAGCCCTGATGAACTACACGATTGGTTTAAGCGTGATGATGACGAAACCGATTGGAGGACTCGGGACTAATGAAGTCATTTCAAGAGTTTCTATCGGAAGAAGAAAAAGCATCAAAAACAACAGCAAAGTATCAGAATGAACCAAAGGGCAATGAAAAATGCTCTAATTGTAATATGTGGAGAGAACCTAATGCCTGCACCGCTGTAAAAGGTAAGATTTCACCTGATGGTTGGTGTAAGTGGCATCAGTATGATAGAAAGAATAAGACTTGACAAGATCTGAGAAACCCTTTATAATACCCGCATATACACTCTGATTATGGACTACAAACCCTATAGTATGGAATGGAGTCGGCGGCGGTATCTTGCCGAAGCAATCCAACAATACTTTGACACTGATGCGTCTCTGAATGTTGTTCTGGATGATATTGTTGGTGTGCTTGAAGAAAATGTAGAGCATCACAGGAGTCGTGCTGAACGCTTTCAAGAAGTTCTGAATGGTGTTAAGTCGCTTTCCAAGTGATATGAAACCCAACTTCCGTAAGGTATTGGAGATGGCACTGGAAGAAGGTGTCCGTTATGGGTACAACCGTGCCCATAAACACGTTGAAAATCCAAGTGAGGGTGCCATTGTTGACAGCATTGTAGAACAAGTTATGAACTCTCTGTATGAATGGTTTGACTTTGAGGAAAACAATAATGAAAGTCTGTAATATTATCTTTTATTCTCTTGTTGGAGTTTGTATTGGTGGTATGGTGTATTACAACCTTACGCCAGAAAAAACCCTACATCATACATCTACTGTCTCTGGATCTTCTGGTGACCTTAAATGTACCACATCTTGTGTAATTAAAGAACAATGAACCTATTTAATCTTAAGCATCGTTATGACTTTGGACACGAATGGTATATCCAACTATTTTTCACAAACCGTTGGGCACTTCTTCAATTCTCTGTGAGTTGGTGTGATTATGCTTCTTGGCCTTATATTCAAATAAATTCTGGAAGTAATGGTCTTTTGGGTATTTTGTTCTGGGCATATAAGTTTGGACTTGATATTGATTTGATTTCCCGCACTTGGAGATGGGATCACCTGGAGGAAGTAGATGAAGACGAAACTGAACTGGTTTGAATACTGGATTGGTCACTGCTGGATGACAGGATGGCAGAGTATGCGAATGACATTTCGCATCTGGGTTGACCTGATGACATCTAACTATGATAACTATGCTCTCCCCAGAACAGTAGAAGATCCAGAAGAGGAATGTAGAGATTGGTTCTGGGCATCACTGAATGAAGATGATGTTTATGATAAAGAGTTTCTGGAATATCTTCTACAAATGGTGGAAGATGTTGAACTTGGT